CTACCCGTTGGCCACGCCTTCACCCACCTCGCCTACCTCAAGGACTTGAACTTCAAAAGAGAGCAAGCCAGTAAGAACCGCATCGCATGATTACATTCAACAACATCGTCTCCAAGTTTCAGGAGTTTTGCGACGACCACTTCTTCATCAAGACGTTCTCGTATGGCTCGCCCTCGGACGTGGACTTGGAGAAGTTCGAACAGTACCCGCTCCTTCACTTGGTGTACACGGGTGGGGATTACAACTCACCGAAGGCCAAGACCTACAACCTCGAAGTCTACATCTTGTCTTTGCCTCCCTCGAAGGCGGACAAGGTGGAATATCAAAAGGAGAACATCTCCAACGCCGAGCAGGTGGCCGAGGACATCTTGGCCGACATCCAGAACGGAGGCAACATCTTCCAGTTCGGGTTTCACTACGACCTCGTCAACGCCTCGGTGACACCTTTGGAGGAGTCGCAGAGCAACGCCCTTGCTGGGTGCTTGCTTGACATCGCTATCTCGGTTCCCTACACCTACGACTCGTGCAACGCTCCACTCACAGGCGTTGAACCCGAAGGCAGCACGACGCCATCGTTCAAGGCGCGGGGCCTTCTCCGGGTGCGTGAACTGGACGGGTCGCCTGACGTGTTGAGCGTGGCCACCATCAACGTGCCCAATGGCTCCCTTGTAGACGACGGCGACGGGGAAATCACCTTGACCTTTGGAGGCGATGCAGACACCGCCGAGAAGGTACACTTCCCGGTCAGGAATGACGAAGGGGCCACCATCCCCGCAGGGACGCCCTTGTATTCGCGTGGTGAGATAGGAGGCAGTGAACGCATCTTGGTTGGCATCGCCGATGCAAGCGACCCGGCAAAAATGCCCGCAATCGGCATCGCAGAAACGGAGCTCACGACAACCGCAAGCGGCAAGGACGGGTTCTGCATCATGACGGGAACCTACAACACCAACCTCTCAGGGTTCACAGGACTCGAAGAGAACGACGTTCTTTACGTGGATGCAGGGGGCGGCTTGACCAAAGACAAACCCACGGGCACGAACCTCATTCAAAACGTGGGCATCGTGCTCAAGACCAACGGCACCATTTGCCAAGGTCTCAAGGTTTCGTGCATCGGGCGGACCAACGACGTGCCCAACCTTCCTGACGGAAAGTTCTTCATCGGCTCGGGTACAAACACCACGGAGAGCGACTACGGCCTACCTACAACCGCACCGAACAACGGAGAGACCCTCGTATATAACGACGTCACCGACGCCTTCGAGGGCGGCTATCCTACCTCGTCCGGGCAGGTGTCGACGCTCAGTCTTTCTACGACCAATTCAGTTTCAACGAGTGCTCCACTCTTCCCCGTGCGTTGGGGCCGGGTCTCTGACGGGACTTTGACTTTTACGCCTACCATGAGAGCGGGGTTGGTCATGGGTGTTCCGATTGAAGCAAACGGCCAGACCATCACTTCTCTACCCGTTACACCGGGCTCAACGGTCTCAGTCGACTTCTCGATTGAATGTAACGCGCCCATTGGGACGCTGGCTACGGTCACGATGGGGAGTAAGGTGGGATGGTTTGCCGACTTCACGAACATCGGAACTGTGATACCAGCGGACGGAACCTATAACACCGTCTCCATCGTAGAAGAAGACGTTGTCGTGGAAGCCGTGGCGCTGGCTAATTCGTTCCAATTTAACATCGGAATACTTGCCGGAGGCCCGGTTTTATTTCGCAACGCTCAATGTACAATCACCGTGAACCATGCCTGAACAATTTGAATGGACCGACGCAGAGAAGGCGTCAACGACAGGAAAGGAGCAACTCGAAATGTTCGAGCGGCTCGTCGACTTCGTCAACGCACGCCTCGCGGAAATCAAAGCCCTACAAACCGAAGTGACCGACGTCAAAGCCGACGTGGACCAAATCAAAAACGACACACCTAAAACCTCCAAATAATGGAATTTTTTACAGAACACTGGGCAGAAATCGCCCTCGCCGTTATCGCCCTTGCTGGCACAATCACCGGGCTCACGGAATCGACTGAAGACGACAAAATCGTGGACGTCCTCCGCCGCATCGTGAACGCTATCGTATTCGGCAACGCGAAGTGAAGACCGACGACTTCGACAAGGTGCTCAAGGAGTTTGCCGAAGAGGTAAACCTTGCAGCCAAACGCACACTCGGCTCACGTAAGATTGGAAAGAACCGGTCCTATGGTGTCGCGTCGCGTTCCTTGCAGAAGTCACTTGAATACAAAATAGGAGACGGCAAGGTGGAGTTCGGTTCGCCACTCCCCTACGCCGCCTTCATCCATTGGGGCGTGAACGGAACCAGACGGAACCGCAACGCCCCCTTCTCTTTTGGCAGTAAGCAACCACCTCTCGAACCCATCATGAATTGGATGAAAGCCAAAGGCGTCAAGCCCCGCGACAAGAGCGGCAAGTTCATTGCCAAGGTTGGGCCAAAGGGTGGGGACCGCGTCAAGAGCGCGGCCTTCATGATTGCGCGAAGCATCAAGCGGAACGGAATCCACGGCCTCAAATACTACTCCGTGGCCCTTGAGAGCATCGTGCCACAATTCACCGACAAGATGGGCGAAGCCCTTGTCAAAGACCTCCTCTCCTCCCTCTCCTTCAAGACGGGGAACATCACCGTGAAACTCAAATAAAATGGCCGCAAGAATCTTTGACGACCCCGGCTTTGACGTTCGCCCCGCTGGGCAACCGCTTATCTTCTCCATCGACGACACAGGCACCACGCCCGACAGGTTTGTGGTTATCGTGAAACGTTCCAACGTGTACACGGGAGGTACGCCCGTTCATGTGGCCAAATTCTACCTCACGCCCAACACGGAAGGGGTGGCCTTCTTTGACCTCTCACCCATTGCCGAAAGTATCTTGGAGTTCCCTTTGAAGGCGGGCAGTACCGTTGTCCACAAGACGGCGACACTTGCCGATGCAATGGACGGCCTTACCATGCAGCGTTTTCAAGTGCAGGTGGCACGATACAACAACGGCACCGAAGGCAGCGTGGACGACACCGAAGAGGTCATTGTAACCAACGGCACCCAACAAATCGCCGACGGCCTCCATCCGAGTTTCAACGACTACCTATGGGGCAACGACGTCGGGTTCTTGACTGAACGCCCCGTTGTCTCGAACGTCATCACACACCGGGCACGACGTGACGAAGATTTAGTGGTCAGCTTCATTGACGGAGACGACATCGGAGAGGCACGGGCGGGTACCTATGACCTGAGGCAAACATACGTCTCAACGACGGGAACAACTTTTACGCAAGTCGTGGGCATATTGCCGACCGGAACCGACGTGACGGAGATGCTTCTACAAATCCCCATAGGCGGGCCCAACCTTGAGGCCAACTACGCATCAATCCCGTTCACCTTGGAAGATACCGCCTACATCGACACCTTTCTCTACCGCAGTGACACCCCCGGACAAATAGGCAACGCCTACCGCGTGGTCTTTGACGACACGAGAGGGTGCCGAAACACGGCGACACAGGTAGCTTGGTTGAACACCAAGGGCGGGTGGGAATACCTCCGTTTCGACTCACGGGCGCCCAAACAAATCAGCGTCGAAGGCAAGACCTACCGCAAGACAATTGGCACCTACGGCGAGGCGACGTTCTCCTTTGACCCGGCAGGTAGTCAATACGACACCTTCGCCAAAACAGGGAAGGAGCAATTCACCCTACAAGAAAACTTCTTTGACGCGGGCGAGCGTGCCCTCTTGGACTCGCTTATGAAGTCGCGCCTCGTACAAATTCGTCGCATGGACGAGGACGTATGGAAGCCCGTCACCGTCAAGACCAACTCCCTCACCATCCAGCCCGCCGGGTCGCAGTTCTACAACGTGTCCCTCACGGTTGAAATCGCCCAAGACGTCCGATGTTAAGACTCGTCATAAACAACAAGGACGTCGAACTCTACGAGAACGCACCCGTCAATCTCAAGTTCCAGTTTTCCGACGTCGAGAAAATCAACAACCCGCTGGCGAGCTACTCGCAGTCCTTCCGGGTTCCGTTGACTCAAAACAACGTCGACATCTTTGGCCACCTTGACCAAGTGACGGAGGTGGGAGGGTTGGACTTGAGGCAGCGTTTGTCGGCTCAACTCTTGTCCGATACCTACCCCATCCTCGACGGGTTCGTTCAGGTGAAGGCCGTGTACCTCACCAAGGAGATATACCCCGAGGTCGAGTTGGTTTTCTTTAGTAGCGCGGTGGACTTCAAAAGCGAGCTCGAAGGGTTGTATCTCTCTGACCTGAATTTGAACTCACTCAACCACGACCTCACCCTCACCAACGTCCAGTTGTCTTGGCTTGGAAATCTCGACTACATCTACGGAATTGTCGACACTGGGCAGAACTGGACGGCCGACACTTTTGGGACTGAAGACAGTCCCTTGTCTTTGCCTCAACTGACTTTGTTCGTAAAAGCAAAAGCATTGCTCGACAAGATATTCAGCGAGGCCGGGCTTACCTACGAAAGCACGTACCTCGAAGGCAGCGACTTTGACGACCAATTTGTCATGTACGCCAACGGGTCAACCGTGGTCGAATCAAACGACCAATTTCTCGAAAGCGCACGGACTACGCTCGCAAGTGACCAAACCATTGCGGCAAGCACAACGGCCATTGTGGACCTTGTAGACAACGGGGTCAATTGCTATGACCAAGGCGGCAACTGGGACAACCCGTCCAACAAATACACGGTCCCCGAAAATGGCCTCTACAACGTCTACGCACTTGTCGACGTAATCCATAACGGAACCTTCCAGAACAGGGACTGGACGGCTCGTGTGGTTGTAGACCCCGCGTCAGGGGGAGCCAATTACAACCTTTGGGAGCAAGACTTTTTTGATTCTATCCGTTGGGACTGGCGGACAGAACTAAGCCCGGCAAATGGTGGGTATAGTGGCCCGGTCGTTCTCAATGCCAACGACGTCGTGTACCTCGAAATCCAAAACAGGGAGGCCGGCGCAACCCTGACCGCTGAAGCAAACAACAACTTCTCCTCAGGACGCCGGACATCTTTCGAGGTGGCGGCGGTTTCTCCTTTGGGAGGGTACGAGGTCAACGTAGCGGCAAGCGCCCCGAAGATGCTGCAATTCGACTACCTCACCTCTTTGCAGAAACTCTACAACCTCGTCTTCATCCCAGACGAGCTCAAGCCCGGACACTTCCGCATTGAGACGTTTGAGGACTATATGTCCTCCGGCGACACGAAGGACTGGAGCTCGAAGGTGGACTATGGCAAAGACGTTGTTATCAAACCGACCACGGACCTCCAAGCGGCTCAATATCGTTGGACGTACTCAAGCGGCAAGGACTTTGTGACAAAGACTGTGGAGGAATCTTTAGGCCGCGTCTACGGCCAATATGAGGTGACGGACACGGGCAACGAGTTTGCCACGGGAACAAATGAGGTTAAGACCAAGTTCGCCCCGTACCTCTTGAGTTTGGTGCCCAACTCACCGACGCCTATTCTTCGACTCATCACACAAGACGGAAAGGCCATCAAAGACCCAGCGCCACGCATTGCCTACTACGCTGGGCTTGGTGACACCTTTGGAAGTTTGGACATCCTGAACGAGTCGGGCACGCAGTTTACAATGACGCAAATCCCGACCATGTCCAATTACAACGTCCCCCAACCTGACCCGGGAGACAACGACCTCAACTACGGCATGGAGCCCGCGATGTACCCTATTTCGGCCCAACCCGCCAACACCTTGTACTTCCGATTTTGGGCTACCTATGTCTTGGAACTCTACTCAACCGAGGCCCGCGTTTTGTCGTGCAATATGAACCTCACCGAGGCCGACTTGCAGTCGTGGTCCTTCAACGACAAAATCTATATCAAAGACACCTACTACCGCATCCTCTCGATTAGCTACGACGCCAACGCACCGGGCACGGCGCAGGTGGAACTCATCCGCAAGTTGGACGACATCGAGGTGTGCGCCGATACGCCCACGGGCCTCTTGTCAAACTCCGACATCGTGACGTTCAACAACTCGCCCATTGACTACGGCTCGGAGGCGTGCTGCGTCTTGTACGGCTACGACTGGCGAATCAACAAACTCACCCAGGACGCACGTTGCCACGTGAACACCCAACAACTTGACATCTAATGAAAGACCCCCAGCATATAACCTCGGCCATCATGCTCCTACAAATGGAGAAGGTGAGGAAGCCCCTTCCGTGGTGGCTCGTCCCTCTTGACTTGTTCTTGGCTGGCCTCTACCTAATCGGGTTTGCGGCGGCTTGTGTTGCACTCCTTTACCTCGTGGTGTCATGGCTATAACACGGCAACAAATCATTCTTGAAGTCGATGCGGACACAGGCGAAGTCCTGAAAGCAACGAACGACCTCCAAAAGAACATGGAGGGTGTGGCCGACGCTGCGAACGATGCAGCCGAGGCGACGGAGAGTATAGGCACGGCGGGAAGTAAAGCGGGCGGCGCCTTGAAGCAAGGAGCCGGGGCGGGGGTTTCCGGCTTCAAAGCCCTGAAGACTGCCATTGCCGCAACCGGTTTGATTGGCTTGGCAATTAAGGTTTTGCAACCCATCATCGAGGCGTTCTTGGAAAACAAGAAAGTCGCGGATGCCTTTGGGGTGGCCCTCTCTGCGGTTGGTGTTATCGTCAACGACATCGTAGGGTTTGCAGTTAATTTGGGCGAGAAGTTGTTTGAGACATTCAGCAACCCCAAGCAAGCTCTAATTGATTTCAAGGACGCAATCGTTGAGAACATTGTCAACCGCATCACCGGGCTTCTTAACCTATTGCCAAGTTTAGGCGAAGCCATCTCTTTGGTATTTGATGGAGAGTTTGGAAAGGCGGGCAAAGTTGCTGCCGATGCGGTCGCACAAGTTGCCTTGGGCGTCACGGACTTCACCGATAAGGTCACCGATGCGGCCGTTGCAGTTGCACAATATGCCAGCGACACGGCCGACGCAGTTTCAGAGGCGACGGCGTTGGAACGCTCGTTGCAAGCGTTAACCGATGCCGAGAGGGACTTGGCCGTACAGACGGCACAAAGCCGAGCCGAGGTAGAAGAGCTGAAGCGCCAACGTGACGACGAGCGCTTGTCGATTGAGGAACGTATTGCAGCAGCAGAAAAAGCGGCCGCCATCGACAAGGCCATTGCGGACGAGAACGTACGCATCCAAGAGGAAAAAGCAAACCTCTTGCGTGAAGAAATCCGCTTGCAGGGCGAAACGGAAGAGCGGTTAAATTCTTTGGCCGAGGCCGAGATTGCCGCAGCCGATGCACGGGGGGCGAGTGCAGCCGTTCAGACCGAGTTGCAAACGTCTTTGTTTGGATTGAATCAAGAGGTCATTGCCCAACAAGAGGAACAAGCGGCGCTCGAAGCTGAACAAGCACAAGCCGACTTGGACGCTTTCCTTGCAAACTTGCAAAAACAGAAAGAAGCCAAAGACAAAGCGACGGCGGAAGACAAGAAACGATTAGAGATTGAAGCGGCAGCCGAACAAGCGGCAGCAGAGCAAAGGGTGGCACTCCGTGACAATGCCTTGGTCGCCATTGGACAACTTGCGAGCGCATTTGCTAAAGACACCGAAGCCTCCCAGAAAAAGGCGTTCAAAATCAACAAGGCCATCCAGCTCGCACAAGCGACAATTGAAACCGCTCGAAGTGTGCAAGCGGCCTACTTGAGTCAATTGTCAATCCCGACACCTGACGCGCCAATTCGTGCGGGTATTGCTGCGGGTATTGCCGGGGCATCCGGCGCGGCGCAAATTGCCATTATCGCCAAAACCAAGTTTCAAGGTGGTGGCGGCACGCCTCCGTCAAGCCCTAGCTCGTCCGGTGGTGGTCTCGGTGGAGTAACTACGCCCGCAGGAGCCGAAACACAAGCTCCACAACTGGACCTCGGATTCTTAGGCGAAGGCGCCGGACAGACCGGACCACTTCAGGCGTATGTCGTCTCCGAGAACGTCAGCAACGCGCAACAAGCAAATCAGAAAATCCAAGAACAAGCCTCATTATGAGAATCGTAGAACTTATCATTGACGAAGACGCGGAGCTGTACGGCATCGACGCCATCTCCCTCGTTGACCGTCCAGCCATCGAACTCGACTTCATCGCCCTAAAAGAGGCGCGGGTCGACTTTGCCGAAGCCGACACCGACAAACGCATTTTGGTTGGGCCTGCCCTTGTACCCGACAAACCCATCTACCGGAAGAACGGCGAAGACGAGTTCTACGTCTACTTCTCGAAGAGCACCGTCCGCAAGGCCGCCGAACTTTACCTCAAGCACGGAAACCAAACCAACCACACCCTCGAACACGAACACAACATCAACGGCCTGACCGTTGTCGAGTCGTGGATGGTCGAGGACAAAGAGAAAGACAAGAGCCGCGTGTATGGTCTGGACGTGCCCGTAGGTACGTGGATGGTTGCGGTGAAGGTGGACAACGAGGCCATCTGGCAAGAGTGGGTCAAGGAAGGCAAGGTCAAAGGCTTCTCAATTGAGGGCTACTTCGTCAGGAAGATGAAGAAGAACGCAGAAGACGAGATGTTGTCTGAGCTGGCCAAAGCAATCGTCAAGCGCGACGCCCGCACCAAGTCAGGCACGCGGGTTGTCATGGAGTCATTCAGCGACTACCCTGAAGCGGTAAGCAACAACGCCAAGCGCGGCATCGAACTAAACGAGAAGGGGGGCAACAAGTGCGCCACGCAAACGGGCAAGGTCCGAGCGCAGCAACTGGCCAACGGCGAGCCCGTGTCTTTGGAGACGGTCAAGCGCATGGCGTCATACCTCGCACGAGCCGAGGAATACTACGACCCCTCCGACACGTCCGCGTGTGGGACTATCTCTTACCTCTTGTGGGGTGGCAAGGCCGGAAAGCGTTGGGCCGAGTCCAAGTTGAAAGAGCAACTCTTTGAGGCGTTGAAAAAAGAACTCAACGGCCTTCAGGATTCTTGACTTAAAACACTCATTGAAAAAAACGGCATCCATGACCATCAAGGAACGAGTACAGGAAGTCTTCAACCGATTCAACGTGAACCTCGAAGTCGAGGACAAAGTACGTGTGGATTTGGCCGAGGCTGCCTTGGAAAACGGTACCGTCATCTATACCGACGCGGACGACTTCGCAGAGGGAGAAGACGCTTACATCATCAACGACGAAGGTGAACGCATCCCACTCCCTCCCGGAGAGTACACCTTGGCCGATGGCGGCAAAATCTCAATTGGAGATGTTGGCAAAATCAATAAGGTTGACAAGCCCGGAGGAGGTGACGCCAAAAACGAAGGCAAGCCCGACGCCAAAGGCGTTGACGGCAAGCCGAACATTGATTCAACCAAGCCAATCAAGCGCAAAGAGGCACCAGTACAGGAAACGCCAGCCGACCCACCTCCCAAAAAGCCTGCGCCAGCAAAGAAAAAGAAACTCGCTGAAGAAGAACAAGAAGACATGAATGTACAATTGAACGAAGAGCAGGTTTTGGCCTTGCTCGTTGAGCGTTTTCCCGACTTGGGCGAAGAGCTCGCCGCACAAATCGCCGCAGCCGTGGCCGAAGTTTACGCCGTCCCTGTAGAGGAAGAGGTTGAAGAGCCCGTGGTTGAGGAAGCCCAAGAGGAAAAGGAAGAAATGACCGAGACACCCGAAGCGGTTGAAGAGGTCGAGGTAGAGGTGGAGTTGAGCGAAGCCAAGCCGGAAAAGACCGAGCTTGAATCACTCAAGGAAGCCGTTGCCGAAACCAACGCCCGGTTGGAGCAGTTGCAAAAGTTCGCCGCGAATGGTGGATTGAAGCACAAGGCACCAACCAAGAAGGTCGAAAAAATCGACCTGACCAAAATGACAATCGAAGAGCGCGTCCGCGCCCTTGCAAATCAACTCTCTAAATAATTCAGCATGGCTGATATGACTTTCACCACGAGCAACTACGCAGGGACGGCCGCCGTTCCTTTCGTTGCTCCCGCAATTTTGAGCGCAGATACCATCGCGAACGGGTACTGCAGCGTTTTGGAAAACGTTCGTTACAAGACCAACCTCCGCAAGATTTCTGGCGGCACGGTTGAGGCCCGCTCATGCGACTTCGCGGCCAACGGTTCTTTGGACATCTCTGATGTGCAATTGACCCTGACCGAGTTGCAAGTGAACGAGGAAATCTGCAACCACGAGCTCGCTCAGACTTGGGCAGCCGAGCAGATGCGCGGCAACTACGCCGCCGTTCCAGGTGACTACGAGCAGTTCTTGGCTCAGTACGTGGCCGCTCGCGTCGCAGAGGACGTCGAAAAGAACATCTGGTCAGGTAAGTACAACAGCACCACCGGCGCAACAACAGGCGGCGGCGCAGGTACTTTGTTTGATTCAATTATGAGCGCATACGTTGCTGGTGCAGGAACTCACGAAACAACCGTGACGGGTGCGTTTACAAACGCAACCATCGACGACCGTCTTGCTACCTTGGTGGCCGACTTGCCAGACGCTTTGATTGGCGACCCAAATACGAAGATTTACATGAGCCGTAAGTCTTTCCAGCTCTACTTCCAGTTCTTGGCCGCAGGTGACAACAACCCAGTGTTGGCGACTCAGATGGCGAAGTTCTACTTGGGCTACGAAATCATCACGCCCGCTGGTTTCCCTGACGACACGTTGTTGGCCTCTCGTGTGGACAACTTGTACTTTGGAACCAACGTCTTGACTGACCACGTTGAAGCACGCTTTATTGACCTCCGCAACACAACCGGAGCTGACCTCACTCGCATTCTCATGATGTTCGACGGAGGTACTCAGATTGTGGACGAGGCTTCTGCCGCTTGCGTCCGTCGTTCAGCCTAATAACTAACCGAGACAACGGGGGGCCTTCGGGCTCCCCTGCCTCTCCCTAAACCTAAAAAAACATGGCTTGCGATTTAACATTGACAGGACGCGGTGTAGGGTGTAAGGACGCCCTCGGTGGAATCAAACGCATCTACGTTGGAGAGTGGGAAGACGGCATCTGGGAAGACATCGCCTCCGGTGAAGTTGCCGGATTGAGCGGCACCAACACCCTGACCGTTTTTACTTACGACATGACGCGCGGGTCTGGTTCCTTGAACCAAACCATCACTTCCGACCTTGCCGCAGGTACGGTCTTCTTTGACCAAGTTTGCTCCGTGACATTCAACAAAGCTTCCGCTTCTGACATCACAGAAATCTCCAATCTTGTCAAAGGCCGTATGGCCGTCTTGGTTGAGGACAACAACGGCAACTGGTTTGTCATGGGACACCAAAACGGCGTCGAAGTTTCAGGCGGAACGGCCCAAACGGGGACCGCTGCCGGCGACCAAAACGGATTCACCATTGAGTTCAGCGCACAGGAGGTAGCACCCGCACCATTCTTGGCCTTGACTTCAGGCGCACCAAGTGACACAGACATCACCGTCACGGCTGCACCGTAAGACTGCGAAAATACCGGGCCACCTTAGGCCGTTATTGTTACAAGGAGGGGGAGGGCGTTGGCCTTCCCCTTTTTTATTTTGACCTATGATTCACCTCGTCCCAAATAACGACCCCAACATCATTTACGTGACGCCGTTCGAGTCGCGTAAGTTCCTCGCCGCGTTTACGGACTATCTTTTGGTCTTGACAAATCAAGCCACCGAGGAGACGCATATTTGTATTCTCAACGTCCAAGTCGACAACGAGAGATATACCAAGGCCGACGTCCCAACAAACAACGACGACGGCGTGAATGGCGAGGTTCTTATCACCGAATCGGGCCTCTACACCTACACCATCTACGGCCAAAACTCTGACAGCAACCTCGACCCTACCGACGCGGTGGTGGTGGGGGTGTGTGAGGTGGGCTCGTGCAAGGTGAGCGACGAGGCCGCGTGGACAATCCCGAACGTCACAATCCCCGACAACGTCATATATTACGAATGACATGGAATTACTGAAGCTGCAAGAATACCAAGAGCGGTCGTACGCCGAACGTCCATCAAATCAAGGGTGGGTGTCTTATGGCGACGACAACCTCTTCCCTCAATATCTGATTGACCTATACAAGTCCAGCGCGACGCACAATGCGTTGTGCACGTCAATTGCCTACATGATTTTTGGCGACGGCGTACAGGCCGACACGCTGGACGCGCGTTTGAAGATTGAGGAATGGGGCTTGCAAGACGAAGTCAGAAAGGCGTGCCTTGACCTAAAGATTCAGGGCGGGTTCGCACTTGAGGTGGTGTACTCAATCGACCGAACAACTATTTCAAAGGTTCGCCACTGTCCATTTGAGAACATCCGGAGCGCAGAGGTAGACGAAGACGAGAAGGTCAACTACTTCTACTACTCAAAGGATTGGGCCGACAAGCGTGAAGAGCCGCAGTTGGTTCGCGCCTTTGACCCATCGGACGCCGTAGAGCATCCGGTCCAAATCTTGTTTGTCAAGCCGTTCTCTCCGGGTTCGTACTACTACCCAAAGCCCGACTACATCGGCTCAATTGACTATATCGAGCTAGACAAAGAGATTGGGAAGTATCATATAAACAATATCAAGAACGGGTTGGCCCCTTCGTTTACGATTCACTTCAAGAACGGAGTCCCAGCTCAGGAAGAGAGACGACGCATCCGCAACGACATCGAGCGCCAATTGGCCGGGGCCACGAATGCGGGCAAGTTCATTGTGACCTACTCGGACTCTCCCGACCGCAAACCAGACTTCGAGCCGTTCCCGCTTTCAGATGCCGACAAACAATATCAGTTCCTTTCCACCGAGGTGTCCGACAAAATCATGGTTGGTCACCGTGTGGTGTCTTCGGCTATGTTTGGAGTTAAGACGGCGGGACAACTGGGCAACACCCAAGAACTCGAAATCGCCTCCGAGTTGTTCGACCGCCAAGTCATCAAGCCTTATCAACGAATCGTAAAGGACGCCCTTGAAAGCATCTTCACGGCAGCAGGGGCACCGACCGTTGTCTCGGTCGAAGAAGTGCCGCCTATGGAGCCCGTAGAGGTCGAGATGAGCGAAGACGTAGAGTTGAACCTTGCGTGCGACTATCTTATCGAGATGGGCGAGGAGCTCGACGAGGAATGGGAGTTGATTGACGCCCGCCGCGTGGACGTAGAAACCGAGGCCACACAAGATGCCCTCTGGAACTTCGCCCGAGTGCCGTCAGGCAAGCCCCAAGCCAAGTCAGACCAAGACAACGAACTCGTGAAGGTCAGATACGCCTACATGCCCAAAGTAACGGGCAAGAACGGCAACGAATCGCGGGACTTTTGTAAGCGCATGGTGGCCGCTGGCGACCGCGTATGGAGGAAAGAAGACATCGACGCCGCTTCCAATCGTGCCGTGAACCCCGGATGGGGGCCAAATGGCTCTGACACATACGACCTCTTCCTCTACCACGGGGGCGGGTCGTGTCAGCACTTCTGGGAGCGTCGTACCTACCTCCGCAAGAACAACAAGAAAATCAGCGTCAACCGCGCCCGCAAGATTTTGCGTGAAGCAGGGTTGGAACCGCTGCCGACAAATGACCCGCGCGTTGCCAAGCCCACCCGTGAGCAAACGAACCGCGGCTTTCTCGAACCCAAGAACTGGACAACACCCGTATAAATGGCACTCACCGCAGAAGTTCTCTTTGTCAACCCGGACTACATGAAGCGTATGACCCAGCTCAACGGCGGGGTGGAAGATGCGGTCATGGTTCCGGCCATCATTTTGGCACAAGACAAATACATTCAACAGTACCTCGGAACTGACCTTTTGGACAAGCTGAAAAACGACATATCTGGTGACACACTGACGGGCGACTACGAGACTCTCGTGGACGACTACGTTAGAAAGGCGACGGTGTGGTGGAGCATGGTTGAAATGTTGCCCAACTTGTATGTCAAACTTGACAACGGCGGCCTCGTCATTCGCACGGCGGAGAACACTTCGGCAATTGGCGAGGACGACTTGCACCGCGAAATCGAGAACGCACGTCAGAACGCGCAATTCTACACCACGCGCCTTGTGGAGTATCTCTGCAACAACTCGTCACTCTTCCCAGAGTACAAGAGCAACACAGGCCCCGACATGAGCCCAGAGACGCAGGTGTACTATCAAAACGGAATGACCATTTCAGGTGGACACGACCGCGTCGACCCTGACTTGGCCCGCAAAATCTTCTACGATTGACACGCCAAGAGAACATCGTGGCGCTGAAAAAGTGGATGGAGAAGAATAAACCGAAGCCCAAACCAAAAGAAAAGAAGCCGTGAGCATTGAAACCCTCTTGAATTTGTTACCTTCCTTGCTGGCGGCAGTTGGGGTGTGGGTGTCTTTGAATAGCGAGGTGGCCAAACTCAAGGGACGGGTGTACCGTTTGGAGTCTGACCAAGGCAAGATTGAGGCCATGTTGAAGGAGTGCGTCGAAGGCATCCACGAGCTGAAGTTGTTGTTGGCCAAAAAGGGACTTTAAATGTACAAGTGGTTCAAGATGTCCGAGTTTGATTCGCCCGACCAACCCGGTTCGGGTGAACTCATGGAACCCGCCGTGGTCCAAGCGTTGGACATTGCCCGCGACATCTATGGTTTCCCTATGGTTGTGACCTCTGGTTTTCGCAGCGTGCCTCACAATAAGGCCGTCGGAGGTAGCCCCAAGTCAAGCCACCTTCTCGGCTGGGCCGTGGACATCGCGGTTCCCAATTCAGAACGTCGGTTCCTCATGCTTGAAGCGTTGTTAGACGCCGGGTTCCACCGTATAGGCGTGGGCGAGGACTTCCTTCACTGCGACCTCGACCCGATGAAGACGCCGAATTGTCTTTGGGTTTACTGAAAATAGCTAATGCACCTTACCCGTAAACACCGCACCGTCCACGCCGTCGACTGCAACGTAGAGCAGCGCAAAGGACAACAACACTTTCTCTTCATCTCGGACATCCACTACGACGCCATGAAGTGCGACCGGGAGCGGCTACATCGTCACCTCGAAGAAGCACGAGAGCTGGGAGCGGGTGTCTTCATCTTTGGAGACTTGTTTGACCTCATGCAGGGCAAGTACGACCCTCGTGGCAACTACTCCGAACTACGCCCGGAGTACAAGTCTTGCGTGTACGTGGACGAGGTTATCCAAGACGTGGGAGAGAAGCTGGCCAAGTACGCCGACGTCATCAAGTTCATCTCCAAGGGCAACCACGAAACCAACATCGAGAAGAGAATGATGGTCAGCCCCATTGACCGCGTGGCCCAAATCCTAAACGCGGCAGGTGGTCACGTTGAAGTTGGAGGGTACGCGGGTTGGTTGGTCGTCCAAGCACACCGCAGCGGGTCGGCCCGCCGTCGATTCAATGTCCATTACCACCACGGCTACGGAGGGGGCGCCAAGCGCTCGAAAGGAATCCTCGGAGCGGACATCGACCAAAAGGACTTCCCGGACGCGGATTTGATTGTGCGCGGCCACGACCACCAAAAGTGGCACCTCCCCATTACCGTCGACCGCATCACCAACTCCATGAAGTTGGAACAACGCACGGTGCACCACCTACGCCTCGGCTCATATAAGAAGTTGGGGGATAGGTACGCGGGTTGGGCTACGGAAAAGAACTTCTCGACGCCACGGCTCGGGGGTTGGTGGGGTTGCTTGGAAGAGCGCCGCGACGACTACGTCTGGACCATCCGGGAGGCGACATGAAGCCCGCGTTCCAGATACTCCAAAACTTAGACGTCACGGAGATGTTCAAGACGAAAGGCGACCTCAAGAGATGGAGCGCAAAGCGAACCATTGGGGGCGCGATTGTTACCGAAGCCCTTTGGCAAATACACACGCATGGCCTATCTTGGGAAGGCATCGTCTTGACAGGGGTTGGCATAGCCCCTCTCTGCCTCTCGTTCTTCGAGGGCAAGGGATAGTGTTTCATTCATCACAGGTTGAAGGGTCGCCCGAAACGTCGGGGGCCCTTTTTCTTTGCATGTAAAAAAAGTTCGCTTTTTGTTTGGTAGATGGAAAGTTTGTTCTATCTTTGGGTCATGAACGAAACACAAACCCCCAACACGATGCAAAACAAAAGCACCAAAGGCCGAGACCTCGCCTACGACATCGCCACCCGCCTACGCGGAAACGAGTTCAAAGACATGACCCTCGGAGAGATTGACGACTTCCGGGCAGAGATGGCCTTGTTTCTTGACCTCAAGAAGGAATGGTAAACGACTTACCAATGGGGGCCCTCTCCGATTGTTGCGGAGCCCCCACCGACCCAGACGTCCCAATTTGCTCACAGTGCCTTGAATGGTGCGAATACGAATACGAATGAAACACGAAACCCTCAAGCCCAACGGAATCTCCCACACCGTCTACCCTGACCAACCAGCGGAAGACTTCAACGAATGGACGGCCAACTTCACACGACAAGAGCTGGCCCGCGACGCGGACGAGTTCAAGCGTAAGTTTGACTCCCTGTGGTCTGACTTCAAAAAATCAATTTCCGGATGAAACCAACACACAAGACACGCCTTCTTCAGTACCTCGAAGACTACGGAAGCATCACAAGCCTTCAGGCTATCCAAGACCTTGGAAACACGCGCCTAGCTGCGACCGTTTGCGACCTACGCAAAGAGGGCCACGACATTGTTTCCTCAGACGTCAAAGTCCCGACACGGTGGGGGACGCAAACCACTGTCGCCAAATACACGTACTCACGATGCCTCGATTTGAAGTAACCTACTTTCGAGGCTACGACCACGACGACTGGGACAAGGCACAGTTCAACGCGGTCGATGCAGACGAAGCAAAACACAAAGCCCTTGACGTTATCCCACCCGGCCACCGGGTGAAAAGAATTAAACCAATCCAAAACACAATGGAACAAACAACCAAAATTCAAAACATCACCCCACAGGGGACGTTCGACTACAACGGAAAGACCTTTCACAAATTCGACGTCATTCTCGAAAATGGCATGGTCGGAGAGGTCAACGCAATGACCCCAGACAAGTGGAAGGAAGGTGACGAGTGCGTAGTGAAAGAGCAAAACACCACCAAGTGGGGACCGCGCTTGAAGCTCGACAAACCCGGCTTCAGTGGTGGAGGTAGCCCAAGTCAAAAAGGAGGCAGCAACAACGACGTCAAAGGCATTGTGGCAAGCTGGGCCGTGGCTTGTGCGATGCAAGCGGCAGGAGACCCCTTCCAGAAGGACTACGACTCAATCGTGTTGCAACTCGCACGGGTGGCCCTGAGTGCTCGCAAGGTCATCAAAGACGAAGTGGAGGTCTAATGTGGGAGACAGAAACACCAACGGAAGAGGGTTGGTATCTCTGCGCTTGGAAGATGGGTGACGGCTACGTCTACGCGGTCGGCAAATGGACGGGGGGTGAATGGTTCACCTCCATGTCCGCCGAGCCTGAAACTTACCAAGCCATCACAGGGCCAGACCAACAAGACAAGATGCTCGACGAACTATACGAGAACCAATGAGAAGAAATTACAAACCTTGGCTTGAGCACGAAGACAAGATGCTCAAGCAACTAAAAGATAAAGGCGTCACCTATGAAGAGGCCGCGGAGATTTTACAACGTAGCGTCGAATCAGTCAGGCAGAGAAAATACCGAAAGGGCTACCTCAGGTCAAACAAGCCAACGACAAAAAAGACGATTCAGTTTGACCAGAAGGCACCAACAAAAGAGTCCAAGCATATTAAACAGACAAACCCCAATATCGAGGTGACCTTGTTTTGGGGGTTGGTGAAATACAAGAAGGCATGAAAGACTACATTCGAAAACACTTCGGCTCCCAAAAGCAATGCGCCGAAGAGCTGGGAGTGAGTGAGAAGACCGTGGGCAACTGGATGAAGCACAACCCAAGCGGCATCCTAAAGCACGCCCGGCAAATCGTGGAGACCAAGAACACGACCTACCTACAACTTCACGGCGAGGTCGAGTACCGGGAGCACGAGTTGAAAGAGCTTGAGCCAACACGGGAAACATGAGGACGGTAACAAGCGTGAGCGGGGGACAGTCCTCCGCTTACATTGCCGCCAACTACCCCAGCGACTTTCTTGTGTTTGCCTTGGTCTGCATCGAAGACCGACGCTGCACACCCAAAGACGCAAAGTTGGTGCAAATGGTGAGCGACAGAATTGGGCGTGAGTTCATTGCCACGGCAGAAGACGACACCATCTTGCACACGATTCTCGACTTAGAGCAACATTTGAGCCAAGAAGTGCATTGGGTCGTAGGCAAGCCGTTCGACCGCCTAAGAAAAAACAGCCTGCCAAACATTACGTGGAGACACTGCACCGAGCTTATGAAAATTAAGCCGATGTTCAATTGGTGGAAAGCAACCATCGGAGACCCGGTCAAAATGCAAATCGGGTTTCGAGCTGGCGAAGAGGCACGGGCAAAACGTATGCTTGACAAATGCGACGACAACGGATTGAGGGCATACAACAAGAAACCGTGGCAACTGCCGGTTTTCCCCATGATTGACGACAACGTGCGACGCGACGCGGTTGTCAATTACTGGAAAGACAAGCCCGTCCGTTTTGCAACTCAGAACAATTGCGTCGGGTGCTTTCACCGCAATCCCTTGACGCTGCGCAAGATGTTTGACTTGCACCCAAACAAGATGCAGTGGTTTATGGACATGGAAGATATAAAGGGTGCGCAGTGGAAAAGTGAGATGTCGTACAAGGACATCTCCAAACACCGCCCTCAAGTCGAAATCGAATTTGAGGAGTGGGGGTGCGACGCTGGATATTGTGGACTATAACTTGCAAACGATGAAAGAAACATACTATCACGTCCGAATCGTGCAGTACACTAAGCACACCACTTGGGACGGAAAGAAACCGAACGACGAGTGGCTGCCAACCAGCCAAGCGGAATACCATTGTGCCGACTCGAAGGAGGTTTTGTCCAATGTCGAGAAGCATTTGAAAGCGTAAGTCATGGAAAGAAACTTCAAGGGCGTGTGGATTGCCGCAGAGATATGGTTGGACAAAGACCTGACCTTGGTGGAGAAGGCGTTGCTTGCCGAGATAGATTCATTCACGGGCAATGGGCGCTCGTTCATGAAGTCCAACGACACCATCCAGTCCGAGTACGGAATTTCCCGGAACACCATCGGACGCAGTTTGCGCAAGCTGGCCGACCGTGGTTTTGTCGAGGTAACTTTCAATGGACGAGTGCGTTGCGTTACTACCCGTGCAGGCAGCATCCCCAAAATGGGGAGGCAGAGTACCCAAAATGGGGAGGCAGCATCCCCAAATGATACCTCTACTAATACAAGTAAAAGAACAAAGAACAACACAACTAAAGAGAGGGAGGTGGTCTTGCCTTTCGATTCAAAGGAATTTGCAGACGCTTGGGACGTATGGATAACGGAGCGCCGCGAACGCGGAACCAAGAAGTACACCCAGCGAGGAGAGCAAGCCGCCCTCCACAAACTCCAAAACGACTCACAAGGGGACGAGGCCACGGCCATACAAATGATTCACCAAAGCATCGCCAACGGATGGCAAGGTATCTTCCCCCTCAAAAACCAAAAGAATGAAACCAAAAGACTTGGCCCTTCGGACGGCTCGCTCATTGCAGAGCATCTCCGACGCCTCGCGAATGAGTCCGGAGAGGGCATGGCGTGAAGGCACCAATGTACTCGTGGCGTACCGAGAGGCACCCGCAAAGACCGAGGCAACCCTAATCATTTTGTTGAAAGAGACGTTGGGCTACCTCGACTACAACAAAGGCATCACCGCCGACCGTGACATCTTGGACGCCGTCCACCATCTCCGCGACACCTTCCCAGCTATGAAGCTCGAAGAATGGGCCATTATCATGCACCGCCTCAAGACGGGCGAATACCGCCCCGGATATGAGCGTTTGAAACTTCCCGAATTAGTCGATATATTCAGGCAGTACGAAGGCGAACGAGCCGCCGTCAGGGAGGGCAACTGGAACGAGCTGAAGAAGCACGCACCCGACCGCCTGAGCGACGACCAATTGGACGCCCTGTATAAGAACTACAAGAAACGTCGTGAAGCGGAAACCAAAGAACTCCAAAAGGGGGCAGACATCAAACGAGTCCCGGTCAAGAACGGGCGGTGGGAACACATCCCGTACCCGAACGACAAACCGGAGCGCGATGGTGAAGAAGGTGGACACGGTGTTCAGCCAGTACGTCCGCCTTCGGGCGAGTGACCACCGAGGCATGGGCGAGTGCTATACGTGCGGAGCGGTGAGACATTGGACCGAGGTTGACGCTGGGCACTTCATGAGCCGGGCGTGCATGAGTACTCGATGGCACGCGGAAGGCAATGTCCAATTCCAGTGCAAACGTTGTAACGGCTTCAGGTCTGGAGAGCAGTACCGGTTTTCTATACACCTTGACCAGCAGTACGGGGAGGGCACTGCGGAGAGCATTATGATTGAGTCCAAGAAGACGCGCAAGTTTTCCCGCGACGAACTCGAAGCCTTATACCACCACTACAAGAGAAAAGTCGATGAGCTCAAGAGCACGAAGGGACTTTGACAATTGGTTTTCGGAGCAGTACGACGAGTTGGTGTACCTCGCCTCTCGTCTGCACCGTGACGCAAACGACCTTGTGCACCACACCTACCTCGAATGCGAACGACGCATTCACAAAGAGGAGGTGATAAACAACCTTCCCGGCTACTTCCACCGCGCCATGTTTCACGCCAGCGTGTCAAGCTTTCGCAAGTTGTATCACATCGAGGACGCAACACCTACGACCCTCGTAAGCGATTACGACCTGACCGAGATGATACGCAAGGAAGAAGCCCTCATCATGACCAATCACCTGTCATGGTTTGACAGAAACGTTTTGGGGTTATATCTTGACGGGTGGAGCATGGCCGAAGTTTCAAGACAAAGCGGCATCCATGTAGACGTCTTATATCAGTCCATCTCACAAAGCAAAAAAAGACTCCGCCGTGTTATTCGTCAACGCCAAAACTAGAGCCGAACGCCTCGCCATCTGCCAAGGATGCGAGCACTACGTGACCACGACCAAGAGTTGTGGACCTCTCGTAACCGAAGCCTTCACCGACTCGCCTTTGTGCGGGTGCTATATGCCAGCGAAAACCAAACTCAAGGTGGCATCGTGTCCGCTCGATAAGTGGGAAGCCTTAGTCAGCTCCGAAGACATCGAGACCATCCGAGAATTTCTAGAACGTGACAACGCAGACCGGACAAAACAGGAACTCAACGTCTTGTCGACCAAATTTCTCGGAGGACAACGCGCCAGCGGATGCTCCGCCTGTAACAGAAAGCTACTCAAACAACTCAAAGACCTCGTACACGATGCCGATACCCAGCCCTGAACAAGACGAAAAGATGACCGAGTTTCTCAACCGCTGCATGAGCGACGAGACAATGGTGAATGAATACAAGAACGAACGACAAAGAATGGCGATATGCGCGAAAGAGTGGAGCAAAAAGAAAGCATGAATCCGTGGCTCGTTGTAGGCTACCTGCAAGACGCACCGCGTGGACTATCTGACAGGAACACAGACGTGCAAAAAGTCATCCGTTTTTGCAAGGTGGTAAGAGTGCCTTGGAAAAAAGTAGTTGGGCCTGTCAGACGTCGTGACTACGTCGAGGCCCGCCAATTAATAAGCAAGTACCTCAAGGACCAAGGATGGACGTACCGAGAAATTGGACAACTCTTGGGCAAGCGCGACCACTCGACAAGCGTGTACGCAGTCAAGGCCGCAACAAACCTCCTGGACGTTGACGCACAAATTCGCCTGAAATGGCTCAAACTTTTGCAAGCATGACCCTCCGAAAAGTTAAACGTATGCTCAACGAGAGCGACGACTTCTTGGTGTTCACACGAAAGGACACCGGGGCCGACGTCGCCAACTTTGGAGTGTTCCACAAAGACCACGACTCGTGGGAGATTCTTTTGAACCTCGCCGTGTCAGATTATCACATCAGAGAAACCCTACGCAATGTCCTTAACGCCGCCGACGCTTATAGAGACGAGCAAGCTCAGAACGAGTCCGAATAACCCAAGGGCAATCAGGGAAAACGCAATGGAGAAACTTATGCTTTCAATTGCCGAAGACCCTGAGTTCATGGAGCACCACGCCATCGTCGTAACACCGGACGGTGAAGTCATAGACGGAAACCAAAGGCTACGAGCCTGTGTTGCGTTGGGGTGGACTCACATTCCGGCGTATGTCAGAGACTATGACGAAGAAAAAAAGCGACGGTGGATGTACAAGGCCAACATCCCGGCCGGAGAGTGGGACTGGGACATGGTCGCCAACAATTCAGACCCGGAAGAGTTGCAGAGCTGGGGTATGAACATTGCGTGGGACAAACCAAGCGAAGACGAACCAAAAGAACTAAAGCAATGCAAGCACTGCGAGAAGATGATTCCGTGACAGGGGGTGACACTCTGGAACCAAAAAAGGCAAACATGGTCGAGGCCCTCACAAAGGCATTGGGCATCGTGAAGCTTGCTTGTGAGTCGTGTGGCATCTCAAGGAACACACACTACCGATGGCTCAAGGAAGACCCAGCGTATAAGGCAGCGTGTGACAACCTCCCCGAGGTCGTGTTGGACTTTGCCGAACACCACCTTCACAAACTCATCTCACAAGGCAACCCGGCGGCCACCATCTTCTATATGAAGACCAAAGGCAAGGGGCGGGGATATGTTGAGCGCCAAGAGATTGAGGTGGCCGAGAAGAAGCCCCTCTCGTGGTTTGTGTCTGACGACTCCTCGGTGTCATGATTGACCTCCGGCACGTCGACTGCATGGAGTACCTCGCCACCTGCGAGGACAACGCCTTTGAGCTTGCCATTGTTGACCCGCCATACGGACTGGGAGAAACAAATAAAAAAACCAAACAAAGGGCAAGAGCAAAAACCAGCAAGTGGAAAAATCGCCGTCCGCCAAAGTATGGAGGCAACGAAGAATGGGACAACGCAACACCTGAACCGCACTATTTTTCAGAGATTAAACGCGTAAGCAAAAACCAAATCATATGGGGCGCAAATCACTTTGGCATGATGCCTCCGTCAAGTGGCTGGGTTGTTTGGTATAAAAAGAGGTTTGACGAAATAAACGATTTTAGCGACGCGGAATTGGCTTACACAAGTTTCAAAAAAGGGTGTAGGTTGTTTCACATGGCGTGGATAGGGTTCGGAGCTGTTAATGCAAAGGAAAAGCGCATCCACCCAACCCAAAAGCCCGTCAAGTTGTACGAGTGGCTCCTCATGAACTACGCAAAGGAGGGCGACCGCATCCTTGACACGCACCTTGGCAGCGGCTCCATTGCCATCGCTTGCCACAACCTCGGATTTGACCTTGTGGGGTGTGAGCTGGACAAGGAGTACTTTAACGCGGCAAGCACTCGCCTTGAGAAACACAAGCAACAACTACGAATGTTTTGAGGCAACCCGCCACATACTACCACGTCAAGAACTCGCCCGCCAAGATTCAAGTTCACCAAGGAGGGACGCGCTCCGGTAAAACGTACTCCATACTCACGGCTCTCATTGAGTTGTGCCACCGAAACGAGAACTCCGGGGCGGTCATCACAATTGCACGCAAGACCTTCCCAGCCATCCGCGCCTCGGTGATGAGGGACTTTTTCGAGATACTCGAACGGGAGGACATCTACGACGTGAACCTGCACAACAAGAGCGAAGCCACGTACATCCTATTCGGCAACATGGTCGAGTTCATCTCCGTTGACCAACCGCAAAAGGTCAGGGGACGCAAGCGTGACATCCTATTCGTCAACGAAGCCAACGAGCTGACCTTGGAAGACTGGCGCCAACTCATGCTCCGCACCACCGGGCGTGCAATCATCGACTACAACCCCTCGGATGAGTTTCACTGGATATACGACCACGTGTTGACCCGGAAGGACCACGAGTTTTTCAAGACGACCTACAAAGACAACCCCTTCCTCCCTGAGTCAACCGTGGCAGAGATTGAACGACTCAAGGAAGCCGACCACGACTACTGGCGCGTCTACGGGTTGGGTGAACGTGGGGTCTCCCGTGCGACTATCCTCACCCATTGGAAGGCGGTGCCACAAGTGCCGGAAGGGTGGCGACTACTCAACCTCGGGTTGGACTTTGGATATACCAACGACCCCACGGCCATCGTCAAGGTCTACACCGACGGCCACGGCTTCTGCCTCGATGAGGTTTGCTACGCTACGGGCCTGACGAATGCGGCCATCGCCCAAACACTTCGAGACGCCGACATCGGAAAAGCGATGGTCGTGGCAGACTCAGCCGAGCCCAAGTCAATTGACGAGATACACGGCCACGGCTTCAACATACACCCAGCTCGCAAAGGCCCAGACTCTGTTCGGTCGGGCATCGACTTCCTCCGGTCGCGTCCGCTACTCATAACCGAGCGCAGCGTGAACGGCATCAAAGAACTCCGGAACTACAAATACAAGGAAGACAAGAACGGACGCCAACTCAACGAGCCCGTCGACGCCTTCAACCACTTCGTGGACGCTTCACGCTACGCCGTGACGTGGAACCAAACGAACCCGAACTTCGGCAACTACGCCCTCGGATAACTTCAGGAATCAAACCTCTTCAACTCATTCAGATATGAAGCTGCGCCTCCCCGCCACTTTCCAAGACCTCACCTTGCGTGACCTTATGACGCTCGAAACGGAAACCGACCCCGTTAAGCGCGTCCATGCCGTCACGGGCCACTCCTTCGCAGAGCTTCGCAAGATGCCCCACAAACTCATCGTGGAGGCCAACGCACACCTTGACAACTTGCAAGCCAACGAGGTCGCCCAGCACAAAGAAATCATTGAACTCGGAGGAGTTGAGTACGGCTTTGTCCCGGACTGGGACGAGTTCAGCGCGGGAGAGTGGATTGATATGGAGACGTATACGGCGGACTTTTGGAAGACGCCGCACAAGGCCATGAGCATCTTGTACCGACCACTTGAGAGGAAGTGGGGGGACCGCTACTCCATCAAACCGTACACGGCCAAAGAGGACGCCGACGTGTTCCTCGATATGCCAGCTCCCCTTGTCGCAGGTGCGTTGCTTTTTTTTTGGAGTACCGAAAAGAAACTACTCAACGCTTTGCAGTCCTCTTTAATTCAGAAGACTCAGGAGGTGACGAGTTTGCTGCAAAGTGGGGATGGTATCCTGTCCTCTACACCTTGGCCGGTGAGGACATTCTTAAAATGGATGCGGTCACGAAGCTACCCGTTGGCCACGCCTTCACCCACCTCGCCTACCTCAAGGACTTGAACTTCAAAAGAGAGCAAGCCAGTAAGAACCGCATCGCATGATTACATTCAACAACATCGTCTCCAAGTTTCAGGAGTTCTGCGACGACCACTTCTTCATCAAGACGTTCTCGTATGGCTCGCCCTCGGACGTGGACTTGGAGAAGTTCGAGCAGTACCCGCTCCTTCACTTGGTGTACACCGGTGGGGACTACAACTCACCCAAAGCCAAGACCTACAACCTCGAAGTCTACATCTTGTCCTTGCCTCCCTCGAAGGCGGACAAGGTAGAATATCAAAAGGAGAACATCTCGAACGCCGAGCAGGTGGCCGAGGACATCTTGGCCGACATCCAGAACGGAGGAAACATCTTCCAGTTCGGGTTCCACTACGACCTCGTCAACGCCTCGGTGACACCCTTGGAGGAGTCACAGAGCAACGCCCTTGCTGGGTGCTTGCTTGACATCGCTATCTCGGTCCCCTACACCTACGACTCGTGCAACGCGCCCTTGACAGGCGTTGAACCCGAAGGCAGCGATACGCCATCGTTCAAGGCTCGGGGCCTTCTCCGGGTGCGTGAACTGGACGGCTCGCCCGACGTGTTGAGCGTGGCCACCATCAACGTGCCCAACGGCAGTTTGACCGACGACGGCGACGGGGAAATCACCTTGACCTTTGGAGGTGGAGGTGACGCAGACACCGCCGAGAAAGTACACTTCCCA